AAGCGGAAAAAATTACACACACGTTAAGCAAGCCTGGCAAAATGCCTGGATTTGCTTACAGCACACCAGCGCACGAATGCAAGACAGGTACCAAGCTCCGGGCTATACCTAACAGCGTTTGCGCTAACTGTTACGCATACGAGCGCGGCCGCTATAGATTCCAAAATGTGAAGGATGCACAATATAAAAGATTTAGAGCCTTGACTCATCCGCTATGGGTCGAAGCAATGGCAACACAAATTAATTCAAAAAAGGTCAAGTACTTTAGATGGCACGACTCAGGCGATGTACAGAACCTGGACCATTTAAATAAGATCTATGAAGTCTGTAGATTAACACCTGAAGTTAAGCACTGGATGCCAACGCGTGAAGCGTGGACGAAGGACCATCTAACCAGCTGTCCTGACAATTTAACTGTAAGATTTTCTGTACCGATGATAGACCAAGAGGCACCAGCGAGCTGGCCGCACACGTCAACGGTTACAACTAAGCCCGGGATGCGTACATGTCCGGCCCCTACTCAAGGCAATAAGTGTAAAGACTGTCGAGCTTGCTGGGACAAGACAGTTAAAAATATTTGTTATGGTGAACATTAAAAAATTCCCCCGGGAATATACGGATCAGGTCATTAGCTGGAGAACCCACGACGGTGGGGTACAGCGTGCACCTGGTCCGGGCCTCAAGCTTCAAGCGGCAAGCCACAAGCATCAAGCGCCAAGCGACAAGCATCCCAATTAGAGTAGCAAGCGTCAAGCTTCAAGCCTAAAGCAGCAAGCTCAGTGATCCTAGAACCACGGTACATGGATATTGGAGAAGTTTTAGGGGGTAAAGGACCAAGGGCCTTTACTATGATAAATGTATTCTTAGGATGACGTTTATGGAAGGCAATTTGGTGTGGGCTAAATCGGATTTTGTTACCTTTGGTTACCTTAATTTCTAAAGTACAAAAGTTCCCAGAAGTATTACAGACCAATACATCAGGAGTACCAAGTAAGCTATTGTTTTCAATTCGAATAAGCGAAAGTGACTTAAAATTTCTTTTAATTTGTTGATAGAATTTTGCCTCTGGGCCCATATATTTTTCAAGGTAATCACTGCACTTAATATTGCAGTTTAGGTGGTATCAGTAAGTTAGATTTTTTAGTTGTTTTTAATACAAGACGATGTGCACTATGACCTTTGTGTCCTACAATTGGTGTGTTGTTTTCATGTACTTCCATTTTAGTAACCTTTTCTAAATAACCATTTACTTCTACCATTATGATTGCATTAGAAACAGCATTACCTTGTCTACTGCCATCGTTTTTAGCTTCTGTGAATTTAGATAAAAATTCCTGTAAGTCTTGAACTCTCATTATTTTTTTATCTGCATTTCTAATAGTTGAATCTCTACATTAAGTCTATCAATTTCTTTCATCAACGTTTCATTTTTTCTGTCAAGTTTTGCTACAGCAGTTGCCATTTCAATAGCTATTTGTTGTGCACCTTTTAATTTATTTTCATTATTAATATATAGACTTTCTCTGTCTTGGTATCTTTTAAGGTCAGCTCTGTATTGCTCTGTAAGTAATGTGAGATCTAAAGGACCTCTATCTTCATCTTTCATATATTGACAATATAGGATAGTTACCTTAAAAAGTCAATATGGGAGTTCCAAAAAGATTAACAGAAATGCAAAAAAGATTCTGCCAATATTTAGTATTTGGCGGACCAGAAGGACCTGTCAATAAAATGGAAGCAGCAGAGCTGGCAGGGTATTCACCAAAAAGAGCTAGAGTTGAGGGTAGTGAATTAACAAACCCAAGACAGTCACCACTTGTAGTAAAATACAAAGATGAATTAGAACAAGAAAGAGATTTAAAATTTGGTGTTACTTATGAAAGTCACATAGCAGAATTAGCTAGAATCAAGACGTTAGCTTTGAAAAAGAATTCTTTCTCCGCTGCCGTAAACGCTGAAACAAATCGAGGAAAGGCAGGAGGACTATACATAGACAGAAAAATAATAAAACATGGTAAACTAGAAGACATGACAGAAGAACAGCTAGAAATGAAAATGGCACAAATCGAAGAAGATTACGCAAGTCTTTTAACTGATGATCAGTCACCTATTCTAGAACATTCTCATAATCGCTCACAAAAATAGAAGAAGTATACCTTCTCATTCCCGTCTCTTTACTTGCATGTGAACTGTGCGTCCAGTTAGAAGGAAACAACAACGCTCTATTTGGTCTAAAACCAACGTGAATATCTAAATTATCTTCGGTATAAAAAACTGTTCCATTCGTAACAGCTACCGGTCCATATAACATTATTAAAATATTTATTTTAGAAAACTCATCTATGTGAGGTTTAAAGTCATCTAAATTTCTTAAATCAATACCAGTATTATCATTTACTTCTTTGATCTTAATCTTAAATTTATTTTCTGCTTGTCTAACAAAAAAATCTCTTAATTTAGGTTCTTCTTTTAAATAAAACCTGTCACCATAATAACTCTTTTTTGTTTTTTCTTGACCATCACTCCAGCAGGGAGTGTAAGATATTTTAGTAGTTACATGCTCTTGAATTTTATTCAAGTCATCTTCTTCAAAGAAGCCATCTAAAATTTTTATCATTTTAATTTAAATTTTTAATGAACTTTCGTTATCTTTTTCACACACGAAGTTGGAAACACAGACCTTTCAGAAAAAGTAATAGACCCATCATCATCAACATCATAACCAGCAAAGATTCTTACGGTTTCATCGTCTTTACTAAACAACCAACCTTCACTTACAGGTGTAGCAAGTTTCATATTTTTAAACTCACGCTCAGAACCCCAACCACCCTCAGTAATAATATCAATCCAATCGATACGCACTCTCTTATAAGGAAACTTCAACTGCTGTCTTACAGTCTTTGGTTTTTCGTAGCTGTCAATTCTTCTAGATTTTTTTCTGGATTTCATATCTGTATATGTATCTAAAAAAAATCAGTTTTTCCAGAATTTTGTATCGCGCGCGCATAGGCAAACTAAAATATTGCCATAGGTGACAAAATAATCTGTCAGGTGACACTTTTTTTAACAACATTTTGTCTACCCTAAAGTCATATATACCAACACTTCTAGACCAAAGTGACAGAATGACATTATTTCTATAGTAGTTTTTATTTTTTTTTTTATTTTTTTTACCATACATATACAACGTCATAATGCTGTGGTATTTATACAACAATTGTGGCAATTTTATCACAATACGTTACTTTCTGCCTTATTTTTGACATAATATTTCCTCATTACTGCCACTTTATCCTCAGCTTCAGCAATAATTAACAGTAGTTTATCTACTTCTCCTGTAATATCGATGTGCTCTGGTATTATTATATTATTTTCATTAAACGATTGTATTTTGTACAATGCGTCTTCGATTGTAGCTTCGTATCTCTTTAGAAGCGTTCTAAACAACATTTCGTTCATTTTTATTCTCCTTTAATTGTTGTAATTCAAAGATTAATTGACCTAAATTTTTACCATTTAAATTTTTTGCATGGTTTAACGCTGCATTAAAGTTATCGTCCTGGTATTTTTTAACTTTATTCTTTAGTTGTACTTCGGGTATTCCCCATCTCGTTTGATCTGTCATTAAAATCCTCTGCTTTCATTGGTTTGGTTCTTTCTTTCTCATCGTGTATAAGTTCATTATACATATCGATTCGTTTTAGTGCCTTGTGTTTCCAGCCTCGAAGGCTTGCACCTTCTGTTTTGAATTCTTGATAATATAAGTCAGGCGTGCAGACCATGATAACTCCTTGCTCAATTTTACTGCCGTAGACGTAGTCGTGGGCCATTGCGTACATGGCAATTTGTAAGTAATAGTCTTCGATCCATTCTTCCCTTTTCGGACGGTTAGCTTGTTTGAAGTCAACAATAGTTTCTCTGCCATTATGATTGCAAACCAAATCTGTCGAACCCGCGTATAGACCCGGATAGTGCAACATGACTTCAGAACCATAATACTCTTCCACTGGCGCAAGACCAATCTCAATAATTTTGTCGGCCATGGGACGCGCCTCTTGTCCGATGCTTGTAAGATCAACACAGCCAGTTCCGAGAACATAATGTTCCAAGAATTTATGCATGCAGGTGCCCCGTGCACTAGAATGATTCTTGATGCGTTCTGCGTTTTCTTCTCCAACTTTTGCCTTCCAATCTTTTAAAAATGATTTATTTGCGGTGGCCCCTAATATAGTAGTCACGCTCGGAAGTCTATAATTACTTATCTCATAAACCCTGGTCCCTGATCCGGGGTCCGTGAGCTGTTTACCTTGGATGTAGTTGTATTTATTACTTTTCTTAATCATTACGTCCTTTCTTTTCTTTAACAATTTTTTCTATAATTTTATAGGCAGAGATAACCTCCGATTTAGTAGCATAGTCAGGGCTACAACATATAAAGATTTTATCAAATTTTCTTGTGGTTATATAATTAAGATTGTGATCAAAACTAAAAGATTTTAAATTTTTATACTCTTTAAGCATTATGTGACCAGAATGTGGATTAGATATCCATGTATAATTAATCTTTTTTTTAAATATATTTGATAGATGAAACAACCAGTTACCCTCATCAAGAACGGTTGTGTCTTTTCCCATGTAACCATAATGAAAGTCGTGATGGTGATCTATATTAATTAAATTATACTCATCATACCCATGAGTAAACAATGGATATATTTCTTTATGTGAATACGCGGTTACTATATCTGTATGATCATAAATGATAGGTATTATAAAGCTTAGAATTTCTTCTTGTTGTTTCATGTTTTCTATCCAATCACAATCTAAAGATAGTATATTAATCTTTTTCATTTTTTTCTCTTTCTTTTTTATTTAACTTAGATTGTTGATAAGATTCTTTTAATTCTTCCTCTTCTTTTTTACCAAATATTTCATCAAATCTTTTACGATACTTATCATCGACAGGTCTTGATTTACCGTCCCATCTAAATGTCATAAGGTCCTTTCTTATTTGTTTTACGACCTCTATTAGTTGCTTTAAATTCCATTTTTATACGTTCTGATTCTTTTATAAACCCGCCATACTCTCTCCCCGATCTAGATTTACCATAAGTAGGCACTTGACCCAATCCAAATTGAGGTTCAACTTTCTTTTTTCTTTTCTGTAAGACCTCTTCTTTCTCAAGAATCTCACGAATTTTTACGTCTTCTTTTGTTTCCATAGCCTTTTTTTCTATCGGAGTATAACATACACCATGACCAACTTGTAAGTTTTGTTGACCAATGATTTACGAACATTAAAAAATTATAAATATATTTATCTAACATTTAATTACCTTCATCTTTCTTTCCAGAAACTATCATATTTAAAGTTATCCTTTGCCAGTTATATGTTTCTGAAATAGGGTCTTCTCCTGTGTGATACTCAGAAGAATCAAATACTACAGCACTTCCTGGTCTAAATTTAAACTCATCTCCATCTACATAAAATGATCCTCTCCAACCAGTTTTCCAAACAGGAGTAAGAAATAATAAAATAGAATGATAAGAATCATCTTTAACACCATATTGATCGGCATGTAAATAATGAAGAGGGGTTCCGGTATATGTAGATAAAAACCACATTCGTTTAAGTTTTGTATGCATTCCAATATGTTTTTCTTCCAATAGTTTAGCTATTCTATGAACTAAAGTTTGGCCATATAAATATAAAGGATAGTTTAAAATTTCATTATTATACATAACATTAAACATTGCTCCACCTGCAAATTGTTTGTTAGAAGAATACTCAGGCATTCGAGAAGTAGTTGAAACAGACCAACAAGGTGAAGTAGTTACTTCGTTATAAATAAAAAATAATTCTTTCTCAGATAAAATATCATTTAATAAAATTGTTTTCATTTATCTAACATCCTCTTGTACCGCCCTATATTCATCTAATGATATCACATTATTTTTTAACGCGTTACTTGTGTAATGGTTTATCACCCTTTGTATTTTAGGTAACTTTGTATGAGCCCAAGGCCATATCAAACAACAAACATAGTATGCGTCACGAAACGTGCAACGCCATCTGTATTGTTTTAAGTATGGTGTACCATCAACTCGTTTACCTTTTACCTTTTTAGGTGTTAGAGTTCCAACACCTAATATTTCGTGCACCCACATAAGAACACTACGGTCAGTCATAGTGATCTCCATGCTTAGACGTAGACTATTAGATAGTCTGTATCCAGGTTTACCTTTGTGTTTCTTTTTCTTTTCAATGCCACGTCTAATGTGAATAGAACCCTCACCATCAAACAAGCCTGCAATATATGCTTTGTCTGTATCAGGTATCATTTAATGTAGTTTACCACGATCTGTAACATTATCAGCATCGATATAAGACTCCACAACTTCGGACTCATCCACATAGATCTCCCCTTCCGAGTCACATGTCTCGCACTGGAGGACCACATGTTCTCTACCTTCTTCTAAAATAGCTTTAACATATCCATTACCATTACAGTCAGGACAGATTGCTGCGTGTACGTTATACTTTTTTAGCTTTTCCATTTAGTTTTTTTGCTTTCTTCTTTGCTTTCTTTTTCTTTTTATGTACTATTTTTTTAGGTTCATCGTATTGTGCTACTTTATCTTTTAAATTTAATTCTTGAATTTTTTTAGAAATTAAAGATTCAATTAATTGTGACATTGACACTTGTAAACCATCAAATAATACTGTTGATAAAAAATGTCCTTCCTTATATGTTTCATGTGTTAAGGAAACATTTCTGTATTTAGTTATATCAGTCATTGTGACTTCCTTTCATTTAGTTATAATGACTATATAGGAGATTAATATTAAAAGTCAATGACAAAATTTATTTTATTAATGTTAGTTTGTAGTGGCATTCCAGGAAATGACTGCAAATCTATTCCAACTCCTGTGGAAGAATTTAATACTTATCATGAATGTATTTATTATGCGTATGATTATTCTGGTGCTTTGTTGAGAGAAATGACTTCAGAAAAAGTAGATGAATTTAAAATGTATACTAGGTTTGATTGTAAAACTGATAAAATTATTTAATTCATATTACCTAAGCGCCATCCTGATCAGGGAACTCTGACGCTATAGGTGGTACACCCATTGCTACCTTGCGGTCATCGCTAACGTACAGGGAAATGCCAGAGGCAAGATTTGGACGCTGGTTGTACACTTACTGATTTTGTATACAGCCATAAAAGATTCCACTTCCATCTTTCATGACATGTTTATTTATGTGATTAAGATAAGTTGTTAACTCATTCCTTAACACATCACAGAGACTAAAAAAATCAATAGTTTCTGGTAAAGTCACTCCTATGAACCAACTTTTTGTCACTGGGTAAAGATGATATAGCCCGTCTTGTAATATTATTACGTCCATCAGCCCACTCCTTTATAGTTTTATACCAAAGATCTTTGTACTTAGAGTCTTTTGTTTTGTCCCACTGTCTCCAGATATTATCAATCTTCTTTAAAGTTAGTCCGTGTTCCATGTGCTATTATCTTTTTTATACCCGGTGCTTTTATGTTTAACGTTGCATAATTAGCCCAAGATTTTTTAATCAGATTAAGTTCTAAAATTAAATTAGACCATTGTTTCTGAGTAATGTCGTTACTTGTTATTGTTAATTGTTTTTCTTTCATATCCTATATATAGGATATCAGAGGATGTTTGTCAACCCTGGCCTTTGTATCTCGTCTGTTTTTTTTGACGTTTCTCTTGTTTGTTTTGAGATTTTTTGTGATGCCGTGGTCCACGTTTCTTGGGCTTATCACGGGGTGTAAAGAATTTAAAACTTTGTTTAGCCATTTAATCTCTTACCATAAAATCCTATTGATGCAACAATTCTAGAACTTAGTCCTATTACTTTATGTTTTATGCCTTTAGGTATAAAAATCATATCACCTTTTTTAAGATAATAATCTTTATTTTCTACACCAAAGACTCTGTAAATAACTTCTCCTTTAAGACCTATAATAAAAACATCTTCTAGATCTACGTGACTATTACCTACTTGAGATACAAAACTAAAAAATAAATCTACTTCATCGTATTCATGTCTTTCATATTTAAATAACTTACTTAAAAAATCAAAGAATGTTTTAAATTCTTGTAAGGTATTACTTACTTTAAACATTTGAAATACATCTTTTAAATTACCTACAAATGATTTTTGATGAATTTTGCATTCATTTTCTTCCATTAAATTACTTAATAAATTAAAATCATAATTTCTTTCTAGTAAAATAAAATTTTTTATTAAAGTTACTTTATTTTCTTTTATCGAATTAAACTCAGTGTGTTTTATTAACATTACTGTATATAATTATTTATTATCCGTCTTTCCATTCTTTTACAAAAGGTGTAGCACCATCATTAGGTGTTGTCATGATAGGTAGATAAGTTATTTTACCATTAACGTGTTGATGTAGATCAGATCCACAATTCATACATCTATATAATTCATTTGTAAGACCAACTAACATAGTTAGTTCACCACATGTTGGGCATTCACCGTTAACAACTTCTGCTGATACTTTCATTAATTTAATATTAACTTCTTTATCGACAAAGATCCATCTATATTTTCTTCAAGTTCTGCTTTTGATTTAATACATTGATATTTTATGTGTGACTTAGATTGACGTTTCGCGACACGTTTGCCTTTCAAACAATCTGACATTGTTGGTTGTATACGGGCTTCCTTAATCTCTCCGTGTACAATCATAAGTAAAGCTACAATTAATTCTGTCATATTATTTTACCTTTGTTTTCACCTTGCTTGATAACATATTTTTGTGTACCATGCTTACCAGTTTCTACTTCTTTTTTTAAATCTTTTGCTAAACTCGCAGCTTTATTCTCTTTATTTATCTGTGCAATGTGGTCTAATACTTTTCTATTAATACGTCCCGTTGCCATTTTCTCTTACCTTATCTTTTAATTCTTCTATATCTTTTAATGCTTTATTTAATTGTGAATTAAGAAATTCTATATTAACTTTGTTAGTCATGTTCATTTCTTGAGTCTTTTCCATTTTTTCTACGGACTTATATAAATCTTCTAATAAAAAATGTTGCTCTTGGTCTACAGGAACCTGTTCAGATTTTTTAAGTAAATCATTTTCAAATAATTCACGTGAAGTTTCTAACGATACTAATCTTGAAGTTAACTCTGTGTATGCAAACACGCCGGCTACGACTCCTGCGATTATCATTAACATATTCTTGACCGGCATACTTACAGAAGTGTTCTCAGATATTTTCATCTTACAATTTTATCACCCATAAGTTTGATGTCAGGATTTTCTTTTTTATAATCATCTTTAATTGAATCCCAGTAGCTTCCATCAGGTTTAATAATTTTATCATCGGGAATAACTATACCAGAACATTTAGAAACTAACAATTTGAAGTTAGGATTGTTGATTAAAGTGGGGTTTTTATTGACTTTTCCACACATTTTCATCAGCTCTAGCTGTTGTTTTAATTCCATATTTTCTTGTTGAACAGCCTTAAATTCATCAGTGCAGGCAGAGCCTAGATAGTGTCTCCACGTTAATCTTAACGACTTATCATCAGAAGGATTAGAATAATTATTATCGGGATTAAAATGCCTATAACGGTACTCTGAATCTCTTTGTTCGACTGATAAGCTGAGATCACCAGTGCTACAAGTATTAGTGCCATTATTAAGATACTCATTTCTACTATGCGCTGGTCCACCAAACAAAGCTAGTAGAGTTAACATAATTATTAGTATCGCTGTAAATCTGTAATCCATCCTGGCTATCTCCATAATACATCCTAATAATTAATTTCCCGGTTAAGATCTTTAATATCATAACTGTGTTCTCTAACTTGATCAGCTAATTGTCTGTATAAATTTTCTGCCATTTGCCATGTTGCTTCAGCAGAAGATAGTCTTGTATTAATATCTGTAATATTTTTTTCTAATACACCTACATCTCTTTCAAGATTAGTAAGTCTTAATTCGTTTTGATTGATGGTATCAGTAAGATTTACAATGTAACGAACGCCAGTAAATGTTCCGACTAGCACTGAAGCTACTACCGGTATCATTACTATATTTTTCTTTAACAAATCTACTAAATTCATTTACGTTCCTCATTTTTTCTTTTCCTCAATCTCATAAAAGAAATTGTCGGTATCTTCTGTTTTCCATGCTCCAGTATCTTCTACATTCCATTCTGAAGTTTGTACTTTCCAGTCAGGAATATTATCCTTCACAGTAAACGAAGGCAGGTCCCAGATACATCTGTTGTTAGGTTGTGCTGCATAATTCCCGTTGTTTAACGCAATTATGTGGGCGCACTTATGTTCGTGCGGAATCTCTGAATGATCAGAATTTAGTATATTAGCATCTGGGTGGCCCCAGTCAACGGTAAATAAATACTTGCCGTGATACCATTTTTTATCTTTACCAATGTATTTTCCGGATGCAGCTGTTAAAATATCCCAACTAGTAACAGCAGGGTAATAAGAAAAACTATTCCACAATTCCAGTTCATCAAGTCTTTGGGTCGGAACAGACTCGGGTTCATAACCACGTTGAATAAAAGCCGATATGGGGACACGATAAAAGACAGCACCGTTTTCCATGATGGCATGGAAGAGAATAGCCCTGCCGGTAAGAGATGTGATGCCGAAGATAATACAGTCTTCAACTTCGCCTTTATGTTTTTTAAGGTCATATAAATACTCCTTTTTTATTTGCGCGTATTGTACAGGAATATTTGCGTTTAAGTAAGCCATAATTTTATTTTATTTGGCCCCAATTAGGACCTGATTCGTAGTCTACTTTGTTAGGTACTTCTAAATCAACAGCAGATTCCATAATCTGTTTTATTTTTTCTGCATGTGCAGGGTCTTCAACAGATATATCAAGTTCATCATGTACTTGTATATGCGGTATGATACCTTCTTTGTATAATTCTATCATAGCTTTTTTTGTCATGTCAGCTGCTGATCCTTGTATTAATTTATTTAATGCTTTGTATGTAAATGCTCGCTTGATCCCTGGTCCGTGTTCCAAGAGCGCTTGATCATGTGGCAATGACTTGTGTATTCCAAACTGGTTCGGTTCCCACAGATGAAACCTACACAGTCTACCCAGCAGTGTTCTAATTTTACCGGACTCTTGCGCACGACTCATAACATTGTCCATCAGTTGTTTAACAAATGGTACTCTGTTGTGGTATTGTTTAAACAGGTTATCAGATACATCTTTAGATACACCTAGTTCTGCTTGTAATTTATTTTTACCCATACCATAGAACAGACCAAGGTTTATAGTCTTGGCCTGCGATCTAGGTATCTCTGCCATATCAGCAACGATCGTGTGAAAATCCGCATCGCCTTCGCGATACGCGTCCAATACATCGTCCACTCCATAGAGATTCTGTAAAGCTGCATAATGCACCACCAGTCTAGGTTCTTGCTGTGAATAGTCAAAACAACCCCATGTATGGCCTTCCTCAGGCACAAATAACGCCCTGATCCGTGGTCCAAGGTCTTTGTTTCTTGCTGGTATTTGCTGTAAATTAGGGTTTGAGTACGAGAATCTGCCTGTCACAGTTCCGCCATTATCTGATCTTAATTGGTTAATATCAGCATGTATTCTACCCTTGTGTGAATGTTTTAGTATGGTATCTATAAACGTGGTATGGGCCTTGTTTATTTCCCTGGCCTGGGCGATTCGTTTCACCAGTGGGTGGGGGTGATTCTGTAAAAAATTTTTAGTAAAGGAAGGTGCAGATGTTTTCTCAGTTCTATCATAGTCTAGTTTCAATTTATCAAACACTTGTGCGATCGATCGTGCAGCCCATATTTGAGTGTCTATTCCTGTTTCTTTTTTTACTGTTTGGATTAACTTGGCTTCTTGTTGCGATAACTCTTGCTTCATTGTATGAGCTTTTTGAACGTCCACTTTCACGCCAAGAAATTTCATCGATACCAGACAAGGAAACAATTCAGTCTCTAAATCAAAAATAGATTGTATATCTTGGTGTAGTATTTCTTTTTTAAGTTCTTGCCATAACTCTAAAGTTATCTCTGCATCTTTTTCTGCGTATGCACCTACATAAATGGCAGGTAGTTTATACATTTCTGCCTTGGCGTCAACACCCCAATCTTTTGCGGCTGCATATAAATCACTTTCATTTTTTGTTTTACCGGTGTATCGTTTAGCACAGTTGTTTAAGTCAT